TTCGCTTTGGCTATCCATCTGTTCCAATCTTTCTTTGTCGCAAACCCAAACATCTTGCCTCCGTTGTGAACTGTTAAGTAATACTTAAGACCTAAGCTCCCCGTGCAGGAATCGAACCTGCTTCTCCGCTCATAATGCCGCGGGTTCTACCGATGAACTAACGGGGAACCGAAAATATAACCCCTACTCCGCACATCCTGACCAAAGGTTGTTTTTAGCGTTTCGGGGTTTGTTATGCAATGAGTTGTCGTAGGTTGGCAATCGCTTTCGGCATTGTTTCACCCTTCGCCGTTACGATTGTACCTTGTGGGGTTACGTAAGACGCGATGTATGCAGGACGTTCTACCTTGCGTTCGGCTTTGTTGAATGTGCCGTTGTGCGATACCGTGCCGATGTTGGTACGAAGCTCTACAACGGGGCAAGTTTGGATGTTCATCTTAGTTGCTTTCGTTTGCAAGTGGTAGATACTCATTATAGTAGATGTCTAGGCAGTTATCTACAATGTCTTCTAATGTGTAATGAGCATGAAGTTCGCGGATTGTCATACCGTCACGCTTTGCAAGGATTAGTTCCAAACCACCCGCGTATCTTTTGAGCGGGATTCGTGCATTTGATTCGCCCTTTGCAAGGATAGCCGTCTCTACTTGCTTACTAAGGTTTGCCGATGCTTTAACGGCTGCGATTGTTTGCTCTACTGCATTCACGGTGGTACTCCGTTTGGTGGTTTGTGTGGTCGCGTTTCGATCACGTGACAAACATACGGATATTTAACGGATATGCAAGGGATATTTACCAATGGCTGTAAAATACGTAGTATCACGTAAAATAAAGCCCGTTCTAAATACCCCTTGTTTAGAGTTTATTTATGTGGTATTATCGCAGCTATGGAAAACAACACACCAAACCCAGACCGTAAGCCCCGTACTTACACACTCGCAGACGATGCTATTCATATGCTCATGGATTTGCGGATTGCCTACAACGAACGTACCATTTCAGGTACGATTGAACGGCTAATCCGTGAAGCTCATGCCGAACTTAGGAACCAAGACGAACAGATGATCTAACCACCGTTTCAAAACCACCGGAAGGACGGCTATGGATGCTGTCATGGACTTAGAATTAAAGCTGTGGGATGTTGAAATAGACTACACGGCGTTTGCACCTGACCCCGATACGGGCGATGAATGGACATTTGAAATTCACAAGGTTTCGTACTCATTCAAGCGCAAAGGCTACGCCCCTATTGAGATAGGGGACTGGCTTTCCCATGTCTACGAGGATGAAATTATAGCGTTCCTGAATGACAAGCACATATATGAGGGGGATATGTGACAGACCCGCACGCATTCATACCCCACATCGACGCCCGTGTTCCCTTGCAACTGCGGAATATCGTGGAGCTGATAGCTTCGACCGATGACCCCGACCTATTGTCAGAATTTTACGAACAGGCTGACAGTGCAGGCGAACTTTTCCGCGATCAAATCCATTCTATCGTCCGTCACGTTAACGATTTGAAAGCCCTTGCAAGTGGTACGGAGTTTGAAATACAACGGCTGACAACACTACGGGACGAACGACTGATAAGAGCGGAACGGTTAGAAGATACCGTAGCTCAATGGATGGCAAGTGTAGGAGAGACGGCTATCATGTTCAACGATGCCACACTACGGACAAGGCTTACCCCGCCAAAGGTTGTCATTGAAGATGAGACAGCCGTACCACCTGAGTACATGGTAACGAAGACAACAGTAGAGACGAAACCAGACAAGAACGCAATTAAAGACGCGATTAAAAACGGCATCCACGTAGCGGGATGTAAAACCACACAATCAGTTAAGCTGGAGATCAAATGAGCAACATCGAAAAGAGCACCACAGCCGTAACGACACGGCTCAATGCAGAACAGATGACGGAACTGTTCAACAAACTCGTCATAGGTAGCGACCTGTCAGGATTGACAGAGCCACAACGTATCGACTACTACAAATTGGTATGTGAACGTGTGGGATTAGACCCATACCGTAAGCCGTTCGACCTCGTAGTATTAGACGGCAAACTCACGATGTACGCTAACAAGGAATGCACGGCACAACTTACCCGCATACACAGTCTTCGCATTGAGATTGTCAACAAAGAACGCATTGGTGATATGTACGTTGTTACCGCACGTTGCACCCCTGCGGGTAGTGAAGGCGTAGATGATATCGGGGCTGTCAATCTTGGTAAGAAGCAACGCAAGGACGGCGGTTGGTACGACCAAAATGGAGACGCCCTCGCTAATGCCATGATGAAGGCAGCAACAAAGGCAAAACGTCGTGCCGTCCTTTCCGCGTGTGGGTTGGGAATGATTGACGCCGAAGAACTGGATACCGTTGCCAACGTCGAACACCTAGACCCTATTAAGATTACAGCCGAACCCGATGAAGTAGACAAAGACCTTATCATTACATGGGCTGAAACCCTCGCAGGGGCGTCCAATGCTGATGAACTAACCCTAGCAACCCTAGAGATTAAAAAAGCGCCACAGGCCGTCCGTGATGCCTTGAAAGAGGAGATAGGCACGAACGCCCAACGGCTCGCAGTCAAGTGGAACAAAGGCAAGTTCGAAGAGGTGACAACTTGAGTTACCCACATCACATCACGGAAGGGCAAAGAATCATTGAACCGCAAATCTATTTCGTTGCACCTGACGAAAAGTATGTCAGGCCACAACTAAAGGTGCAAATGACGTACCGTTTCGGGATGCAACGATACACGTGTTCCAAGTCGTTCCCAATCTCGGAACGTACTTTCGAAGCTGACATGAGGAAAGCAAAGGCAATGAGGCAATCTTTGCGGGCTTTGTGTACAGAGGCTGTTATCAATAGGCAAACGATAGACCCGTTGCTTATTGAACACGCATACGACCTCGTAGCGAACACAGCAGCAAAGCACCAAGCGAGCGAACGGAACGCACAAGCACGAAGGGGAGCACGTAACGACGTCGCTGCCGTGTGGATTGCCTACGGCCCTGTTGACCACATCGCCAAATCACATTACAAACAATATCAATGGATTGCATCATGAGCAAACCCAAGTCACAGAACCACCGTATCACGGCTGACCTTATGAGGGGTCACAAGATCACGGCATTGGATGCAATGACCTCATACGGTTGTATGCGGTTGGCTTCACGTATCGCGGACATCAGAGCTACCGGCATTCCTGTCATCATGGAGCTTATCCAAACGTCAACAGGTAAGCACATCGCACGGTATCATATTCCTATTGACTACCGACGTGCCATGAGGCAAGCAGGGAAGGTAGGGATGGCATGACCAACATCGAAGCCATCGACAAGCTGATCAAAGAGCTACGTTATTACCGCGCTCAAATCATTGCACTACGCAACATGGCGAACAACGGTGCACCACACTACGAGATCGAAGCTCTCTGCATTGAAACACTAAACGAGGGGGCGAAGTGAACCCTTTTAACATACGTGCATTCATGAGTATAATTGAACTCATCATGACAGAAAAAGGGCTCCCGTTTGAACGAAGAAAAGAGAGGGCTCTTGCAAAAATTAAACAGGAACACGAGCACACCCTTTTCATAAACCATATCCGTTGGGAAGACGTGCCAAAGTCAATAGACGTAGACGACCCCAACCCCGTACACAGAAAGTTGGCTTTCCTTTGGGCTCTGTTTGCAACCGTTGAAAAGGCAGGGGAATGAAACACGGAACCCAACTACTCGTAGACAAGCTGACAGATGAGCAATACGAAGAGTTCCAAGAGCGGTGCGCTATCATGGAGCACGAAGGACGACTAACACAAGACGATGCTGAGTATTGTGCCGTGATGGACGTGCTAGGGATTGTGAAGGTTAAAGCCACATGACAGACGTAGAATACATACGTTGTAATTGGTTCACTGTATCGGATGCAATACGAACGAAGCATTACCTAAAGAGGATGCCCGCTGGTATCTTGGATTGCTTCGCTATTATTGATGCTCAAAACTTTATGAACGTATTGGGCGCGGCTGTTTTTACAAACGGGCGAATCCAATACGAAGGGCAATACATAGAGTTCTCACGTCTTTGGTTAGATGACTCAATGCCGAAGAACAGCGAATCTAAGTTTGTTGGGTATCTATTGCGAACACTAGCGATAAAGTACCCAACGTACAAAGGTGTCGTAACTTGGGCCGACCCAAAGCAAGGGCATAGCGGCACGTTGTACAGAGCTTGCAACTTCACGTATGACGGTATGAGTCGCTCGACAAAACGGTACAAGTCTAAAGCCACAAATAGACTCGTATATCAAAGGACGGTAGTAGCAACTGAAGACTTCCACGAGATCAGTGCTGACTCAGGTAAATTCAGGTACATCTACTACTTTGATAAAAAGCAAAGGGAGGCAACACGATGAGACGCATAGCACGAACAGACGCGAATCAAAAGGCAATCGTGGAAGGGTTACGAGAGATCGGAGCTTCCGTAGCTATCACCTCACAACTAGGGACGGGATTCCCTGATATCGTTGTTGGTTACAGAGGACGTAACTATCTCATCGAGATAAAAGACGGTGACAAACCACCCTCACAACGGAAGCTGACAGAAGATGAAGTAGAGTTTGAAAACAAATGGCGAGGGCAATACGCAATCGCTGAATCACTAGCCGATGCCTATGTCATCATAGGTGCTCGGGTAAAGTAAAACCACTAACAAAAACCACATGGACTACTTAGAATTTGTTGAAAGCAAGCGACGTCTCTTGCAAGATTCGGGGTTTGAGTGCGGGGAATTGCCAGACTTCCTATACCCGTTTCAACGCAAGATTGTAAGAGACGCACTACGCATAGGGCGCTATGCCGTGTTCGCAGAATGCGGGCTAGGCAAAACCCCTATGCAATTGGTATGGGCTGACGCCATATTGCAACACACGGGGAAGCCTGTACTCATACTTGCCCCGTTAGCCGTCGCAGCTCAGACGGTACGGGAAGGGCACAAGTTCGGCTACGACGTACACCACAGTAAAGATGGTACACTACGTGGCATCACGATTACTAACTACGAACACATAGACAAGTACTATGCGGGGGCATTAGGTGGTATCGTGTTGGATGAATCGAGCATCCTAAAGAACTACGCAGGGAAACTACGCAAAGAGATTACAGAGTTTGCACGTCAGATCCCATACCGTCTTAGTGCAACCGCGACTCCTGCACCGAATGACTTTGTAGAGTACGGCACACAAGCTGAGTTCTTATCTGTAGGTACTCATACCGAGATGCTAAGCACGTACTTCGTACATGACGGGGGCGATACGTCTTCATGGCGTTTGAAGAAGCACGCTGTCCGTGAGTTTAAACGATGGCTGAATCAATGGAGCGTAACCGTAGGGCATCCGTCTGAATTAGGAGACGATACCGAGGGCTACACCTTACCCGAGCTTGTGGAGCAAGATGTCAACTTGACAACCGAACGCCCTACGGAATCCCTATTTGAACAGGTTGCTATTGGTTTGTCAGAGCAAAGAGCGCAAAAGAAAAAGTATGCTAGTGACATTGCTGATTGCGTTGCCTCTATTGCTAACAGTAGCGACGAACAGTTCATCGTGTGGGTAGAGAATAACTACGAAGCCGATGCACTTAAGAACGCGATACGTGGGGCTGTCGAGATACGAGGATCTGACAAAGCCGAACACAAAGAGAACACGATGCTAGCGTTCTCTGATGGCAACGTCCGTGTCCTGATAACTAAGCCGTCTATTGCAGGGCATGGCATGAATTGGCAGAACTGCCATAACATGATATTCGCGAGCATAGGGCATAGCTACGAACAGCGATACCAAGCGGTACGACGGTGTTATCGTTTCGGGCAACAAAAGCCCGTCAATGTGTACACAGTGCGTTACCCTTCAGACGATGCGATCAACATTAACTACAAACGCAAAGCGGCGAACGCTGAGCACATCAAAAAAACGGAGGCATAACATGGACTCAGGACAAGACTTCACCATCTACAATATGGATTGTGTGATGGGACTGCGTGAACACGTAGCGGATAACAGCGTAGGGTATAGCATATTCTCGCCCCCGTTCGCGTCACTCTACACGTATTCGGCATCACCGTTTGATATGGGCAACACTCGCAACGACGAAGAGTTCTATGCCCAGTTCAAATTCCTAATCGACGAACTGTACAGGGTCACAATGGAAGGGCGTAATCTGTCGTTCCACTGTATGCTATTGCCTAGCACGATCCAACACAACGGAGTGATTGGGCTCCGTGACTTCAGGGGCGAACTAATCAGGATGTTCGTTGACGCGGGGTTCGTATTCCATTCGGAGGTTGTGATTTGGAAAGACCCCGTAACGGCTATGCAACGGACAAAGGCTATCGGGTTGCTCCATAAGCAGATTGTAAAGGATTCGTGCATGAGTAGGCAGGGGATACCAGACTACCTAATCACAATGCACAAGCCGGGTAAGAACCCCGAGCCGGTACACGGCTATCTTACCGACTATGCTGGCGAAGATGAACTACCACTGACAAGCGATGAATACCGCAACTCCATCAACATTTGGCAACGGTACGCTTCGCCTGTATGGATGGACATTAACCCTAGCGATACATTGCAAAAGGAATCGGCACGGGAACACGAAGACGAAAAGCACATATGCCCTTTGCAGTTACAAGTCATCGCTAGGGGGCTTCAACTATGGAGCAATCCGAACGATCTCGTATTGTCTCCATTCATGGGGATTGGGTCAGAGGGCTACGAGGCTCTGCGTTTGGGTCGTAGGTTCGTAGGGTTTGAGCTAAAGGAATCGTACTACAAACAAGCCAAACAGAACCTTTTGAACGTCGCAGTACAGCCGTCTCTCTTCGAATAAAACCCGCATTTATACGTAGTGCAAACGTGCGTATATTGCATAAGTGGAACTGTCACTTCCAAATGATTTACAATAGCCCCTTTGGGTTGGTATTCGGAAGCTGTAAAGCCCCGACCGTTGTGACAGACGGCACTATACCAGCGCAAAGGGCTATTCTGTTTGGAGATTATATGACGAAGAAACAAGCGATACGGCAATTAGGCATCCATTGGTACGACCTTTGGGCTAATGGTCAGGGCCGGCTCACGTTCTCAAAACATAGGCAGTACCTAGTTGGCATATGTTGGGAAGATATGAAGCCTGACACGGCTTATCTGTGCGCTATGAAGGCACTCCACGAGTTCCCACCTGACGGCATTAACGACAAAGGCGCATTCGCCTGTCTATTGCGCCTCATAGAAGAGCGTTCAACGGCTGACTATCCGCTACCTATTGAGTTGGATGGCGATGAATGATACGTGGATAAAGCTCAGTCGCAACATCGTGAATCATTGGCTATGGGGTGATTCTAGGTACATCCAACTGTGGGTATATCTACTGGTAAGGGCGTCTATCAAACCCTCAAAAGTGGTGGTTAAAGGTAGGCTCATTGATGTCAAAAGGGGCGATGTTTTGACCTCCCTAGCGACCATTTCCAAGGCGTGCAACGTGCCTATTCAGGTCGTTCGGACGTTCCTAAAACACGCGGAAAAAGATAAAATGATTCAACACGACATCAACACGAAAGTAACACACCTAACTATATGCAACTACGAGCGTTACCAAGACCACCAACACACAGACAACACACAGACAACACACAGACAACACGATTATAAGAATATAGAAGATAAAGAGAAGAGAAAGAGCGCGGTTTCCGCGCCTCCTACCCTCTCGGAAGTCTTAGCCAAATCCAGAGAGATCGGATTACCCGAATCTGAGGGAAAAGCATTCTTCGACTACTGGCAAGATCGGGACTGGAAACGAGGCAAGAAACCGATGGCCTCATGGACGGCTTCCCTCAGAACGTGGAAAAAGAACTGCGAGAAGTTTTCTCCAGAAGGGGAGTTGCAAATCCAAATCGACTTAGCCGCCAAATGCAAACCGACATACGAACAGGTCATCGCAAAATGCACGGCGTGGCTTGTCCCTGCTAACTACGGTAATACCTACTTTGGCATGAGGGAGAAGAACCTGTGGTTAAACGGAAACCAAAAAGCCGTACTGAATTGGGAAGATGACCTGTACTTTTGGCTCAAACCTCAGGGGCTTGTGATATGAACACCTACGACTGGGCGGACTCATGGGCAGCTTTTGAAATGGCAAAGCAGAACAAAAGCCATTACCTGACCGAACTGCTCAACCCATCCATGAAAGCCAAACTCATCTCCACAGCCCTACGGCGTGAATGGGAAGAGACGGATACCAAACTGCGGGCGATCCTCCGCAAACTTCAAATCGAGACTACCGAATGAACACCGACGCAATACACGCCATAGCCGACTACGAGCTACAACTCGAAACATGGGAAGCCTTGCAAGCGTCCTTCGCGGAAACGCAATGGGCATGGCCTCGATGGTTCCCCCTCGGATACTGCACCATGCTCGCAGCAGCTCCGGGCGTTGGCAAGTCCCTCCTAGCCCTTACCGCTTGTAAGCTCATCACCAAAGGCGGGGTATGGCCTGATGGTCATGAACATCTACCAAACCCACACGACCTACGGCGAGTCCTCTGGATTGAAACCGAATCGGGCGAACCGTTCCACGTAGGTCGTGCATCAAACATCGACCTCCCCCTAGCCCACATCGTAACCCCTAAGCTCCAGGGCGAAACCGATCGGCAGTTCACGCTGACCGATTCCTACGACCGTCAACGCATTGAAACCGTAGCGGGGCTCCCATCCATCGCCCTTGTCGTTGTCGATTCCCTGTCAGGTGGTCACACGCTAGACGAAAACAGTTCACAGACAGGAGCCGTCATGCAGTGGCTATCCTCCCTTGCCAAAAAGACAGGCAAACCATTCCTCATCGTGCACCACATGAACAAATCAGGAATGGGTAAGTCCGACGAACCACCAACCCTATCGGCTATCCGTGGCTCTACCGCCCTACTGCAACACGCTCGGGTTATCTGGACGCTAGATTGCCCCGATGCAACCCGCAGTTCCGAGCTTCGCCTTGCTTGTGCCAAATCCAACCTCGCACAAAAGCCAAAGCCAATCCGAATCGACATCGACACGCTCGGACGGCTCCAATGGCTCGGAGGCTACGAGTCCCCACATGACCAAACCGACCGAATGATCCGCGAATACTCCAAAGCCAACCCACAGATGACCCCCAACGACATCGCGCAAACCACAGGGTTTCACCTTGTGACCGTGCAAACCGTCCTGAAAGCAGAACCACAACCCCCAACGCTTCCCACATTCGCGTTTTAAGGGGTTTTTGTTCCCTAGGTAGGGCAAAGTATGGCTAGGCATATCAAAACGCAACAGAGGGCACGGAAGGGGGCTTTAAATGGCATTGTGGAATGGCGTAACGCATGACAAACCACACGATAACCCACAAACCCCAACATAACGCGGCATGGTTACGTAAAAATACAGTGTTGAGAATAGGTTAGAAACACCTATTGCATAGGTCGTAGTTTTGGGTATGGCAGATAAAGCAGTAAGCAATTGGGGACGTCCTTCGAAGTACGAAGCTACCTTTCCTGACATCATCATCGCGCGAGCGGCTGAGGGGTGTTCTGTTGTCGAGCGCTCAGTTGCCATAGGTATAACCACGCAAACGTATTACACGTGGATAGATCCCGAAAGCGATGTGTATAAGCAAGACTTCCACGAAGCCCACTTGCAAGCTGAAATCCTTTGCCAAGCATGGTGGGAACAGCACGGGCGTACGTACCTCGTAGTCAATGGCAAAGACTCCCCACGCCTAGATGCTCAGGTTTACAGGCTTAACATGATGAACAGATTCGGTTGGGGTGAGAACAACCGTAACCACAATACCAACGATACCACGATAGACGTTACCATCAGCAAGCCACAAGCACCAAAGGAATAGCCCTTTGGCAAAGCTACTTATTGCCGATCCATTACCCGCCCAAATAGAATTTTGGGAATCACCCGCACGGCATCGCGCCTTTGTAGGTGGTATCGGTTCTGGCAAGACATTGGCAGGGTGTGTGGAAGTGCTAAGACAGCCCAAAGGTTCGTATGGCACTATCATAGCCCCCTCCTACCCCATGCTACGGGACGCTACTCAGCTCACGTTCTTTGAGATGTTCTCGCAGTTCGTCAGGGAACACAACAAAACAGACGGCGTTACCAAACTTGTAAACGGAACTACCCTCTTTTGGCGTTCGGCTGATAACCCCGATTCCCTACGTGGCCCTAACCTCAATTGGTTTTGGTTAGACGAAGCTGACTATATGCACGGCGATGTGTGGAACATCATGCTAGGCCGTATCCGTAGACCACCTACAAACGGATGGATAACCACATCCCCCAACGGAGATGCTAACTGGGTTTACAATACCATCGCACGTAAGGCAAGGGCAGGAGATCCATCGTATCACATGGTCACCGCAAAGACAAGGGATAACATCCACTTGCCTAGCGAGTACATCAAATCACTTGAGGAAACCTACACCTCAGAGTTTGCACGGCAGGAATTGGAAGGGGAGTTCATCGGCCCTATCGGTCGCATCATGGATAAGGGTTGGCTACAACGATCTATCCTTCCTGAAGACGGCATATCGTACATCGTCGGGGTTGACTTAGCCGTAGGGCTTAAGGGTACATCCGATGACAGGGCTATCGTCGTTGTTGGCAAACGTGAGAACCTGTACTGGGTTGCCGATGTGGTGTTCGGCAAATGGACGTTCAACGAAACAAAACGCAAGATCATAGAGACGGCGAATAACTGGAATGCCGTGAAAGTCTGCGTAGAGAACGTCGCTTACCAAGAGGTCATGGTACAGGAACTACGTGCGGAAACGCTACTCATTATCGAGGGCGTCAACCCACGCGGACGGAACAAGATGACAAGGTTTCTACCTATCGCGGGTAAGTACGAACACGGATACATCAAACACGCTCACAACATCCCCAACGAATTCATCGAACAGCTCCTATCGTTTGACGGGAGAGACAACAAACATGATGACATGGTAGATGCTCTTATCTACGCAGTCACGGGTCACGAAACAAAAACATACGTGTACGACATATGAACATCCTCGGTTTTGAAATCAGCCGTAAGAACAGGGGAGGCAATAACATCGTCTCCCCACACGGGCGTAACGTCGGAGGACGTATTGCATACCCAAACAAACAAGGGTATCTATCCAACGTCAACGAGGGGTACAACAAAAACCCTATCGTCGCTGCGTGCATCGGGCTGTACATGAGTACGCTGAACGAACCCCCTCTCGTAGCTCTCAATGATGATGGTGAACTACAGCCATCACACCCTCTCACCCTCCTATTCAAAAGCCCAAACACACGCATGGGTCAGGCGCAGTTCTGGCAAATGGTATGGATGTACTTAGGGCTTAGTGGCAACTGCTATCTCAAAAAGGTACGGGGTGGGTTGAATCAAGTCGTAGAACTATACCCTTACTCAGATGCATTTGTAGCTCCTAAGCTGGATAACAACGGGTGGATATATGCGTACACATTCCAATCAGGTACGACCGTCGAAGAGTGGCCTGCATCGGATGTGATACACTTGGTATCTCCGTTGTACCGTGATGCGTTAAAGGCATACATGGGCTTGTCACCTATCGACGTGGCATGGGATAAGATCGCAACGTATAACGAGCTGTCAGCTACTATCTATTCGTTGGCAGCTTCTAATGCTGTTCCTAGTGGCATACTGACAGCTCCGGGTGACATCCCTTCGCAACAGGTAACGTTGTTGGAACAACAGTTAGAGAAACGTAAGGATGCTCAGGGTAAGGCAAAGACCAAGCCCCTTATCCTTGGCTCTGGTATGCAGTACAATCAGATGGGATTGGATGCACAGAAGCTCCAAGCTACCGAGCTATTCAAAGAGTTGGAGACGGCTATCTGTGGGGCGTTCCGTATTCATCCTTCCGTAGTGCTTACAAGTGCTGGTATGGCGATTAGTACCTATGCCAACATGGAAACGGCTTACAAAGAATACACCACTCTAACACGTCTCCCATTTTGGAACAGCATAGAAGAGCAAATAGAGGCTGGGTTCAAAGATGAATACGGCAATTCTATACAGGTCGAATTTGACACGCAACACGTAGCGGCATTGGCAGCCGATCCCGATGCCCTTATCTATCCTGTCCTTGCACAGTTCAACGCTAACACCATTACGCAGAACGAAGCACGGGGCAAGATGGGCTATGACCCTACAGACGATGGTGATAAATTTAGTTATGAAGTTATCCCCGCGGCTCCTGCGTTCGGTGCTTTTGCTGAGGATGTGGAGCCTGTCGAAAAGGTGCTAACAGGTGAAGACGGAACCAAGCGTATCAAATGGGTAGAAGCCGAAGCCGTGAAGTATTGGAAGTCCAATGATGACGTGGTACTCAAGGCCGAAAAGGAATTAGAGCCCTACATCCAAGAGATGTTTGCAGAGATGCAACGTCAAATCATGGGTAGTGCCAAAGGGCAAAAGAAGTATAACGCGGATGTTGACATAGAGGTATTGCTAAAACAGTTTATGACAGCTACCGACGGCATACGCCAAACACTGTTAGAACAGATACTGCAAATGGCAACGACCTCTGTGGGCTCTGACCTTACTGCCGTGCAATCGTTCATGGACGATATCAAAGACAAGGTGACGCGGGAAGTAACGGAGAAAATGAAGACGAGTCTGGACACTGCAAAGGATCAGATAGCTGGCATCCTAGAAGCCAACACGGGCAAACCGTTATCCGAGATCACAAAGGCACTTACGGACAAATTCACTACCCTAAGCGAAGGTAGGGCGGGGACAATCGCTAGGACAGTTACCAAGGCACAAGCGAGTGCCACACAGGAGGAAGCATGGGACGGGATGAACAAAAGGGAGACAGACCCTAAGCGGAAGATTTACAAGGCATGGCTAACCCAACGAGATGCAAAGGTCAGGGACTCCCATGAGAAACTAGACGGCAAAGTGATAACAATGGGAGACGAATTTGCGAACGGGCTACGAGCGCCGGGCGTGGGTACAACGGATGACCCTAGCCAAGTGGTTAACTGCCGTTGTGTACTTCGCCCTGTTCGTGGTGGCAGCGTTCGATAGGTTGCGTTTTCGTTAGTAACCTTATTTACAATCGCGGTAGTTTGGAAACACAGGAGCCTCAAAGCATGGAATACAAATCAAGCAAAGCCTTTTACAAGGCAAGCGAAACCGAAGAGGGCGTAGTTGAGGCCTACGTTTCTGTCTTCGGTAATGTCGATTCCTACGGCGACCGTGTGATGCTCGGAGCATTCACGAAGTCATTAGAAGCCAAAGCCCCTAAGATGGTTTGGCAACACGATCTAACGAGGCCAGTAGGCAAGACGTTAGAAGCAAGGGAAGTACCTGCGGGTGATACGTCACTCCCTGATGAGCTAAAGGAATACGGAGCGTTGTGGGTAAAGGGTGCTTTTAACCTGAATACCACAGACGGCAAAGACGCTTACGAGCATATCAAGTTTGGTAGCGTAGATGAATACTCATTCGGTTACGAAGAGATAGCATCCACACCGAACGAAGACGGCACAAAGTCACTGACAGAACTACGTATTGTAGAGTGGTCGCCTGTTACGTTGGGAGCCAATCCCCTCACCCTCACGGCATCGGTCAAGTCGTTGGGCTTAGAACCGAAAGCGGATATACTAGAGGAAGCGTTTGCTAACACTCTAGACCATCTCCGTAGTCATGCCGATATGAAGGAAAAAGCGGGAGCGGCTATATCTAGGGTTCGGCGTGAACGATTGCGCGGATTGGCAGAGTCCGCAAAAGAGTTTTACAAAGAGCTGATAAAGATGCTCGACGAAGCAGAGCCACAACGTGAAGAGGATGCGAAACAACAACTCGCAATCCTCGCACTAAAATTTCAATCATTGGAGAATTAAAATGGGAACATGGGAAGAGCTGATTGCGGCTATTGATGCCGTTCTCGCTGGATCGTATGATAGCCCCGATGCGGTGACTGCTGAAGTCGCTAAGATTCGGGAAGCTGCTCAGGCATTGCTTGACAGTGCATCGGCAGAAGGTGCTGCATCGGAAGATGTGGAAGCCGCTGCAAAGCATGGTAATAATCTCTTTGCGAAGATCAAAACCGCACAAGGTAAGATCGTTGCAAAGCGCAGTGTCATTGAACTTGCTACAAAGAATCGTGAAGACCTCAACACTATCAAGAGTGCACAAGGTGGAACGAAGTCTGGACTCAATGTCAAGGACGGCGCAAAGATCACTGGCAAGCCTTACAAGGGCAAAGGTTTCAAGGCATACGGACAAGACGCAGGTGAAGCCGCTTATCGTGCAGGTCGTCAGGTCGCTGCTGCTTTCGGCATGGATGAGAACTCTAAGCAATGGTGCAAAGACAACGGCGTGAATCTCCAGTATAAGACGATGACAACGGACAACGATTCGCTCGGTGGTTTGCTTGTCGTAGATGAACTGGATGAAGCTATCCGTTACTACCGTGAAGAGCGTGGAACCGCACGCAACAACATGGAAGTAATCACCATGCAAGGGCCAACGCGTCGTATCAACCGTAACGTCGGTGGCACATCTGTTGTGGCTATGGGCGAAGGTCAGACCTATTCGGCTTCCGATGTATCGTTCAACGCTATCAATCTGACGAATAAGAAGTTCGGCGGACTGACAAAGAATAGTTATGAACTTGGCGAAGACTCCTTTGCGAACCTTGCAGAAGAGATTGCCAAAGACCACGGCTATGCTCACGGTGTGATGGAAGATAAGGTTGCACTCTTGGGTGATGGTAGCTCCACGTATAACGGTTACATCGGTGTTTGCGAAGCCTTCAAAAAGCTCGTAACGGATGCAGGTGGTATGTGGACAACAGATGCTAACAAGCTCTATGCTGCGGGTGTTAAGTATGCTACGGGTTCTACACTTGCTTCTGTGACTGATGTTGACATCACAGGTACATTTTCCAAGGTCGCTACGTTCTCAGGCCTTCAAACGAAGATCTACACAACGTCACAAGTGTACTATGATGTCCTTGTAAAGTTGGCACGTGCTGCTAATGGCAACACTGCACAAGCTCTCGTAGACGGCGTAACGATGAACACGTACAACGGCACACCTGTTGTATTCATTGATGAGCTGTATACGCAGAACGCTACAGAAGCGAACTCGTTTGTTCTCTTCGTTGGTGACATGAGCCAAGCTGGCATCTTTACAGACCGCACGGGGCTTACGTTCACAACGTCCACAGAACAGGGTTATCTCTCTGATGACGTCTATCAGAAGTCTATGGCTCGCTACGGTGTTAACTGGTGGAACATCGGTAACGCTTCTGCCACTGCATCGGCACGCCGTCGTGGTGCTCTTGCAGCTCTCGTTCTCAAGAACTAATAACAGGAACCAATAACATGAACATCGTTCAATCTATTAAGCGTGTATCGGTAACCCCTCCGGGTGCTATCGTTGACGCGGCTTCGTACACCACGGCAATCATTGATACACTGGGCTATCATAAGCTCGCTGTAACTGTGTATCTCGGAGCTACTGACATCGCTATGGCGGCTCTGAAGTTGCAAGAGTCTGACGCGTCGAACATGGGTTCAGCTACCGATATCACGGGCTGTGTCTTTGGTACGTCAACGAATCCCGATACGGGTACTACATCGGCACTGCCAACGGCAGACGATGACGGTAAGTTCTTCACGTTCTTCGTGGACCTCAACGGTCGCAAACGCTACATTGACTTGGTAGCTACTGCGGGTGACGGTTCTGCGGGTACGTATCTCACGGCATGGGCTGAGCTGTTTGTCGGTAACGACAATCCTGAGAATGCTACAGAACGTGGGCTTGCTGCTAATCTCATCGCGTAAGCGGTTGTGATGGTCAGGGGGATAGGTTGGTGGTACTCCTATTCCCCTAGCGATCACAGCAAAACAAAGGACGCATAATGGCAAAGACAAGAATAACAGATGAGGGTCTTATCCTCACGAACGACAACGGCGTGGACGTGATGATTAAGGCGAACCACGCTGCTACGTCGGATAAGTATGTATTACCCCCAGCCTCTGACGGCACAATCGGCACGGGGTCGGGCGGTGGCATTGAATCTATTGTAGCTGGTAGCGGTGTAACGGTAGATGCTACCGACCCTGCCAACCCTATCGTAAGTGCAAGCGGCGGTGGTGGCGGAACGACGGTGATAAGAACATCTGGCCTTGTTGTTGCGTCGGGTACGACCGCCAACGATACAACGTTGCAAGTGACCGTAACACCGAACAAAAGGTATCGTGTCCAGGGTTACGTTGTCACGAACGAACCTTCGGCTACGGACATGCGAGCTGCGATTCACGGCGGCGCACACGATGGTGGCGAAGACCTGTATCCGACGGGTATAGTCACGTATGACGATGGCGGTTACACGGGTAAGCTCATAGCTGAGACAGGGGCCTTTGGCTCTGTGTCCAACACGTCGTACTGCGAGCTCATCGGAACGAAGGGCCTTCACTTCGACGTGTGCGTTCCTGTTAGCTCTGAAACGACTCTGCGCATGGTCTACTACAACGGGTCGGAATCTCAAGGGTATTCTATCACGCGAGGTGTGATGACAGTCACGCAACTAGACTAACCATATCAAGGAATCTCAATGCCAACTATTACCATCCCAGACGTACCACAATCGCGCGTCATTACGACGGGCGTTGCACTCAGTACGCAACCTACCCTTGCATCCTTCGCAGTGGAAGCGGGCAAGCGGTATAAGCTGACGGTCTTTGCACACATCGAATCGGTAGGCTCACAAGGTGCGGACGCTGTTATCAGCTTCGACGGTTCGTCTGCATCGTGGCAACAGGTGGCCCCTGCATCTGCTACGATTGCAGAGCTTCACCCGAGCGGTACGCTTACCCCAGTGTACAACACACTGGCTTACATGGATCGCAGTGCACAGTTTCTCGTGAAGGCACTTGCACCAACAGCCCCCGCTCCAAACGTGGTCATCCACGCGGAAGGGATTGTGGAGTGTTGGACGTCAGGTGCGCTAACAATCGCAGGTGCTAAGGGTAGTTACGCAACGGAGACGAACCTTTACAAGTTCGTGGCTACGCTTACTGAGGTAACGGCTCCTGACTTCGTGCAAGCACCACCACCGAGCGGAGACTAAGAGCATGACATTCGAACAGGCTATCGGCGGTTTCATTGCATTGGCAGTAACGGTTATAGGCTATCTCGTGAAGAGACTTATCTCTACAATCGAGGAAAGGCTAGACCATACGGAGACTACAATGGCGACTGTCAACTCTCAACTTATCGAGATCCTGCAAAGGCTCGTAAGGTTGGAAGAGCGGTCACAAATGCAACAAAGCAAGGCAACGAAACCGCGTGGATGAAGAGCGTATCATATCGCGTTCTCCGTACAAAGATGTGGAGATAGGGCGTGGTGGTTACGACGTTCCCGATACGTTGGAGCAATTGCCTATAACCCCGAAGTTTACGGGCGAATGGTGGAAGCTGACATTGTGGGAACGGGTGACGTTGACAATTGACGATGTGATTCTAAAAACAAAATTGGTAGTGGGGATAACTCCATACCTGTTTCAATCAATGATAGGTGTACAAATGAAGAATTGGAAAACAACCCTCACGGGTATCATTGGCGCGATTGCTTATGCGTGTAATCTCATCTTTGGTTTGGAGATCCCTAGCGATGCAATCCTCGCAGTTGCAATCTTCGCCATCGGTCTCTTTGCTAAGGATAGCAATGTGACGGGCGGAACGACACAGTAATAAAGAGACAGAGGCAGGGGGCTAGCCAGATAACAACGCAACAACATCATGGGTTTAGGACTAGCCCCCTAGACCTCACAAGGAGTAGGCAATGATCAGAGCGGAAGACATCAAAAACAAAGCGGTCGTAACGTATCGCACAAAAGAGGGAACGGCACAGGCGGTATGCTCACACGTACCTAGCCCATGCGCTGTCGTTGTCCTCTTACCTGACGGTTCCCAAATGGACGTGCCTGTAACGCACGTGGTGGCATTTGAAAATGCAAAGGGTAGCGAAGTAGCCACTCCACAAATAGAGGCTCCTAATGGCACTGATTCTCAAAGCTGAGGTTAAAAGCGATTGGCTAAACATAGCCAGTGCGGAAACCACAAAAGATGCAATCATAGACCGTCTCATTTCACAAGTTGAAGATGAGATCGTTGGCATTTGTGGACAGCCTATCGAGGCAACCGCTACGACGTTGGAGTTTCAAGGGGCTTACGGTAACACCTACCCTCTGTACTACACAGTCCCCGTAACGCTAACCACTCTCAAGTATCGCGATACCCCTGCCGATACATGGACGGCGGTAACGGGCGATTCGGCTGCGTTCATTCGTAACGGCGTGTATTCGCTGTACTACGAAGACGGCTTCCAATCGTCTCCGTACTTCCAAGCTGTTATGAGTGTTGGCTTCGCTACCGTTCCTGACGATGTGAAGTTATGTGCTTACGAGATGGTGACGGAGTTGTATCTAAACACGCCACACGCGATGCAGGGGAACAGGTTCGGAGTAAGTGCGATCAATGAGAGTGAGGGTGGTATCAGTTGGGCGAAGACTATCACATCCATGAGGGCACGGGCAAAGGAACGTCTAGCCCCTTATACTAGGGTGCTGATTTGAACGCGATACAGAAAGCTCTCACACGTTTGGAGCGTGGTGTCTTAGCGGCTGCTAAGGATGCCATGCAAAGAGCGCCACATGAGTTGACTGTTTACACGTCTGAGTTTCTTCGTAGCTCTAACGAGTCGAAGGGTGACGATCTGCGAGTAAGTGAAAACAGGACTCGCTACTTTCGTAAGCCCAACACTACGAACAGGCTGCGTTCTCTCTATGGCAACATTGAACGTTCACTTATACCTGAGCAAAAAGGAAACGTATCAGATGTCACTATTAAGAACGGCATCTTTACCGTAGCGTTTGGCTATGACCCTTCCACATCAGTACAGGCAGGGCCTCGTACAACGACACTCAAGTACGCTGTTATCAATGAGGGCAAAGGCCGTCCGTTTCTAGATCCGGGCTTCCGTAAGTACATGAGTGATGCACAAGGTTTCAAAGCTCTTATGAAAGAGTTGGAAGCTGACATATTGGAGCTTGCATAATGGCAACTTCAGTAACGTCATTCATTGTGGATACGCTCGTAGATGTGCTAGATGCCGATACGACGTTAGAGCTTGTAAGGGTGTGGGTTCCTACCATGCCCCCAACAGTAGCGACAAACACCGTCGTATATCCGTATGTAAACAACATCGGCTATGAGTCTCCATACGAGAACGGGCGCGGTACTCTGACAGGCGTTGCACAATGCGAAGTTATGTGCAGACAAAGCGTAGCGACTGACCCGCAGTTAACAGGCGCTAACACAATCGCGGCTGGCCTTATCGCTCGGAAGATTCATAAACTCATTTACGATTGTGACCCTGAGAGCATTGCAACAAACAACGATACGGTATTCTCTACTCGTATCACTGGCATTGTTTTAGATGGTCACGTAGGACACTTCGACAATAATGACGGCAAAATTCAGATGGGGCTTGCCGTTACTGTTCACTTTATTCAAACGAGGATTTGAGATGGCACAAGTCGTAACGGCTGAAGAGCTACAGAGCTTTTCACAAGAGATCGGTTTAACAGATGAGGGTGCAGGTAAGTACCCTGTTTCGTTCGTGGTCATTGCATCCATGAGTGATATGCACGAACACTTGCAAGGAATGATGAGGACACTACCACCAAATGCGGAGGTGTGTATCCTTGTCAACGAAGAGGGCAATCAATACGCACTATCAGACATTGACGAAAAGACTACGGGAACGATGGTTATACGTTCACGCAAATGGACGTATCCCAAAGGCCAGTTTTCGTTTGCCGATGCACGGAACCTAGCTCACGAAATGGCTACGCACGATTGGTGCTTTTGGATGGACTGCGATGAGCGTTTGCCAGAGTTCCAACATCACGGCATTCGTGAAGCGGCTCTTACGTTCGGTGGTGGTATAGGTGGTGTGATGGGAGGACAGGCTTCGTTGTCTACTGCCAACATCATCATGGGCGTAGATACCGAACACATGGGCGATTACATGAACATTAGGCAGTGCCGTATGTACCGTCGTTCGACGGGCGCAAAATGGGAAGGGCATTGTCATGAACAGATCTATAACTCCATCCGTGAAGCGGGATACACGGTACGGGCGTCCACTATCACGATTGTGCATAATGGTTACTCCATATCTCGCGAAACTCTGCTTGCGAAAATCCGACGCAACATAACACTACTCTGCCGTACGTGTCATGAATTCGGAGAAGCCCATAATCTTAGCGGGTATTATCGGGCGTGTCTACACCGCGAACTATCCTCACTCAAACTAATGGAGCCTGAACAATGGCAACAGGGCGTGTAATCAATGGGGGCCGTCGTGCGGATTTCTATTCCGT